CCACCACCGTAGCCGTGGTCCGCTGCGCCACCGCCGCCACGGTTGCTGAATGCCTCAAGTATCCCTTGGATCATCTCAGCTTGCTGTGTGTCCGCCTGCGGTGCCGCGCCTGTCTGGGGGTTGATAAACGGCGCGTTGATTGCGTCGTATTGCCCCGGATTGCGCTGCTGCAATTCCGCCTTGGCGCTTTCAAACATCGGCGCGCTGGAATAGCCGCGCACACCGTTGAATGTGCCGGGCATTGTCAGTCCCGTCAGCGGGTCCATGCGGGTTCCCGCCGCGAAGTCATTGGCGAATGTCTCCGGGTTGTAATTCTGCATCCAGAAGTCGAAGCCAGCCTGATCGGGGTCGCGCCCCAACTGATTTCGGTACGCGTCTGAAATGGTCCGCGCCGCGTCTGGGTTGCCGTATTGCGAAGGATCAATCGGAGCCGTCATGCCATTGATCTGCGCCAGCGGGTCTGATTGCGGCGTCTGCATTCCAAACGCGCTGGCCGCGCCCGCAGTGTTGCGCATTGCGCTTTCCTGCAAGGGCGACAGCGCTGCAACATCTGGCCCGTAATACGGCACATGGCCGATTTTGGATGCCTCCTGAGAACGGCCAATCGTGTATTTACTGGCGTCTTCGAGATATTGCGGGATTTTGCTTTCGCTCGTTTGCGATCCGCTAAACATTTTGCCCATTTAGAACTCCTTCACCAGCACGGTTGATTGCTCCGCCCAGCCATGTTTTTTGAATGCCCGCACCCAGCCGCGCCGTCCGGTAATCACGGCCTCAGTGCAGCCTTGTGTTTTCGCCCATGCGATTACGTCGCGGTGCATGTCGGCCAGTTGGTCCAACTCGCCACCGCCTAAGAATACGTCTAGGACCGTCTTTCGCGGGAATGCGACAATCTCAGTAACCAGACAGCCGCGCGGAGCAGGCCACAACTGCATGACGCCCGTTCCGATTGCCGCCGCCACATCATCGAAGCTGTGCGTTCCGCCGTTGTGGGCGAGTGCTGCCTCAATCCACGGCCTACAGCGCTGAAGTTGACAAGGTGCCTGCATTATCCACCTCAACAACGTAAAGCGTCCCGTCCGGGCTGGTCAGGATGACCCGGCCCGGCGCAACGTATATATCGCGCGCCTTCTTGTGGTTCTCGCTGTCCGCTTGCTCGATTGTTCGCCGCTCATTCGGGCCAAGGTTGGCGCTTAGCGGTAGTTTCATCGCCGCCCCCGTTCCTGAACGCGCAGACGCGGAACGCCCACCCGCCAATCACTCATGGCAACGCCATCAACCCGCAGCCGGATTTGACGCCCGGTAAACCGCACTGATGTTGGGTTGCTCATGGTGTATGGCCCATAATCTCGCTCGGTGTCATTCGGGTGAAACCGCGTCTTGAATGTCGCGGTCACGTCGCCCTGCGTCTTTTCATCCGGTATCATTTCAGTGACGGAAAATGTGTTTTCACCCACGCCCATGCTGATCGGCCCGGTTTCCGCAAAGATGGAACCGCCGCCCCAAGAGTAAGCCGCGATTTCGTGCTGGTAGCCTGCCCCCGCGCTGTCAAACATCGTTGGATAGCGCGATGCGCCTGCGTCCACGCCTGCGGTGCGGTCCAGCGTTCCAATATCCCAGACGCCTTGAACCACGTTTAGCTTCACATAGCTGTCAACCTCGACCGACAATTTCGACGGATAGAACCACCAGATTTCGTTCTGTTCGCCCATCGTGACCGCAAAAACCTTGCTGATCTGGTCGCGGTTTATATTGCTGAAAACGTAGTCTTCAACATCGCAAGTCAGTGGATCAACAGACCCGCCGGAATAGCTGTAAAAGCTGTGCCGCCCCATCCAGAAGGCATTGCCCTGGATGGCCTTGCCCGCCTGTGGTGCCACTATGCCGCAGTGTGTGCCGACCCGCTCAAAACCGTAAACGAATGGCGGGCCTTGGTAGGTCGCCGCGTGTGCGTCTGTGCTTGTCAGGATCAGCGTTTGCGATGGCAACTTTATGGCGTTGACGATCCGGCCCGTTGTTGCCAATTCGATTGATCCGGCCTCATTCGTGGCCGATGGCGTCCAAGCGGTGTTGTCCTCCCGGTCAGACCATTTTATCAGGCGGTCATTGCCCGACGCACCCAGCGCAAACACAAAACGATCGTCAGTCACACAAACTGCCGTGCAGGACGTTGGCGCGCCGCTCAGTGCCGCTGCTACTGTTCCGGTGTCCAACTGCCATTCGTATATCTTGCCGTCATCGGGCGAACATGCCACGAGGTATTCGCCCCAGTTATCCATTGTCCAGACTGTTGCGGATGCGAACGCGCCCGTTTCTGGACGCTTGGTTCCGTAGGTGCCGCGACCGTAGAAGCCGCCGCCGTAGCCCGTATTAACCGCCGCGTCCTCGGTGCCGCTGGTAAAGCCGACAGGCGTCACATCCGTCACAGTGCCGTCAGACGCCGTGACGTACAGCTTGCTGAATGTGCCAGCCGCAATCCACGGCGTTCCCGTCTGCGTAACCCATGAATGCGCCCCGCGTGGGGCTGCGTTAAATGCCGTGCCGCCAAAGTCTCGCCAGCCGCCAACGGGCTGCAATGCACCGTCAATCCAGCGGATCAGGTTGCTATCGCGCCAACGTCCTGTGGCCTGCATGTCCGTCCCGTTGCGGTACACACCCGGCGAGATTTCAAGCGGCAACAGCATCAGGTGAAACTCACTTTGTACAGCGTGCCATCAACCAGCGCCGTAACGCCCGTGGTCCACCGAAACAGCGAATGCCCGGCGTAGTCTGTGCGCGCAGCACCCGACGCAAGATATGTAACGGAGCCGATCACAAGAGCCGTGAATATCGCGTTTGGCTTCAGAATCAGATCAATTCGCGTTGGATTGTAAAATATGTAAGGCGCGGCACTGACCCCAACGCCAGTAGGAGTTGACGACAGTGATCCAAATGCCGCGCCGGGTGAGCCTACAAGCGACTGCCCATCACCAAAGCCGACATTAGCGCCGCTTGTTCCTGCGATGAGAACCGCGCCCGCGCTCTTTAGGAGCAACATTATGCTGCTGGCCCGGCATAAACGGCAAACAATGTGCTGCCCTTCTTCCACCACTGGATAACCTCCTGCGCGGCGGAAAGCGTGGGTGCGCTTGATCCAACCCAGGTCGTGGTCGGCAGGGTGGCTGTATAGGTATCGGCACCCAGGATGTGCGTGATGATCCAATCACCATCTGCAAGGCTGTCCGTGAATGTCGTGTTTGCGGCCATCGTGTAATCGACAATGTTTCCCGCATCCGGGTCGATGGCTGCGCTGCCCAAGGTCACAGTATCCCACCGGATGCACTTTACAGGCGTGGTTCCGTCCAGAAGGTCATCAACGTCATCGAAGTTATCGTTCAGCAGCCCTCCCCAAGTGTCTTCCTCGGCTCCAGGCGTTGGCGTGTTCAGTGCGTAAGTGGTGGTTGCCATTCCTTAAATCCCTTTGATTTCTGAGAGGTGCTTCCGCAGCCTATCGCGCACAGCGGCCCGCGCTTGCCTCGGATTCATGCCGGGATTTGCGGCCTGCCAGAAGTCGGCCAAGAGAAAAACAACCGCCCTTTGCGGGTCATTAGCTTTGTCTGTAATTGCGTCCAATTCGGCTGTCAGCGCGGCGTCTGCCCTCGCTGCCATTTCTTCTTTGGTTGGCGGCTTGCCCCAGACTTCCTCTTCGGTCACACGAACGCGGGTTCCCCCTGATTTCCTAACAAAAGCCATCAGGTCGCCTCCGCTATGCCATATAGGTTAAAATCACCCGACTCGATGTTGCCCGAAGTATAGTAAAACCGAACTTCCGTGATCGCGGTCGTCTCTTTCCGTGATCCGCCTGTCTCAAAACCTTCGATATAAGCACTCAAATTGATAGCCACGCCTTTACCCATAATTCGCGTCCACAGTGTGCCGTCCGATGGGTATATCCAGATCAAAAAACTGCCACTTTCGCCCGCCGCTGAGCCTTGGACGAGGCCCAAGGGTACGAAACTTGACGATGCGCCAGAGGCGTAACTCGCAGACGAACTGTATCGCTGATAGAAATAGCTGTAATCGGACGCCCCGGAGTCAAAAGTGGTCCCGTCTGTAGATGTTCGGAGAGCCAATGACCCGCCGTCTGTTGCTGGTATAACCCGGTTAATAACGGCAAGATACGCCTTGTATCCGCCAGTTAGGGAGACGTCTATTGCCGCATCTGCGGCGGCGACTGTCTTGCTGATTGGGACAAGCCCGCCGCCGCCGCCAGCCGTTGCAAAGCCTAGTGTTCCAGCCCCGTCCGTCTTTAGCACCTGATCAACCGTGCCGTCTGTTGTGGGCAGCGTGAATGTCGTCACAAACGATTGCAGGTTGGCGTCATGGGCCAAAACGTCGGTGCTGATGACAACGCCAAGGTTTGTCCGCGCGGTCGCGGCATCGCTTGCCCCTGTGCCGCCGTTTGCAACAGCCAGATCGGTGCCCGACCAATTGGCATTGTTGACCGATGTCAGATATGCGCCCAGGTCGCTGATTTGGCTTTCGGTTAGAGTAAGTGCGCCCTCATGCGCGGTCACGTCACCCTCGGTCACTGTGTAGCTGGCAAGGTCCGCAATCGACTGCGCCGTAAATGTCACGACCTCGCCGTTTGCGTCGTTGTTGGTGTTTGACACATCAATGCCAAGCACCCGATCCGTCGCCGCTGGCGTGGTTGCCGGATATTCAGTCGGGTTGTTGATTTTCTTGCCCATTACACATCAACCCATGTTTCGGCATTCGCCGCTGCCGCCGACCAAGGCAAAAGAACGCCCCAGATCAGTTTGTTGCCGGAATCGTCCAGCAGTGCATTGCTGCTTTCATCCAACATCTGAATTTCGCCGCCTACTGCCACATCGCCCCATTGCTCAGCATTGGCGCTGGCATCGGTCCAGGTCATTTACGCACCCGCTTGCGCTTGCCCGCGCCGCCATACTTGCCAGCCTCGCCGTCCGCGTTCAGCCGCGCAATGCCCTGCCCGTAGAGCGCGCCCCACGTTTGAATGCGCGCGTCCTCTTGCAGAAACGGCGCTGAATGCACCAGCGATCCGTAGAGGTACACATCCGGCGCGTTTACCAGCAGCCAATTGCTTGTGTTGCCGTCCGACAGTGCCGGAATGGTGGCGCGGTAAAGAAGCGTTGCCGTGGTGGATGATGTTGGCGTTGGGAAGAACTCGAATTCATTACCGACCAGCGCGTAGAAACACGGCGTTCCGGTGTTGTCGTCAGCCGCCGCGCGTCTGTCGTGCATGTCCTGGACGCTGATTGGCTGCATTGGCGCATCGGTTGTGCCGACCTGAAACCGGATCGGCGCAACAAAGTCCGTTGGCACCGCAGAGAACCGCGCGTCAATCGTGGCTGTGGCCCTCTTTTCACGCCGCCAATGCTTTACGTCGCGCTGCGCGTTGGCCTCACATAGCGCAATCCAATCGGCTACGTATGCGGCCAGATCATCGCGGTTAAGCGTGCTGGCGATGGCCGTTTGCAGTTCCGCGTAGGTGCTAAGTGCCATCTAGTATCCCTTAATCCCGCGCTTGGGGCTGGACCACTTGCGCGCCTCTGACTTGGGCCTGTCGATCACATCAACGGCCATTGCACCGAATGCGTCGGCTGAATGGCTGGACCAATCATGCTCAGGACCAAGCCCCATATCGCGCTTTTCGTCTTGTTTCTCGTGATACCAACCAAGCGCCTCGCGCCCGCCTTCGGTCTTTGTGCGGTCAAACACGATGCGCGGGAATACACGCCGCACTGCGGCAACACGCTTCATCGCAGCGCCCGTGCCGATGTTCCGGCACACATCAACGGCAAAGCCCGCATCCTTCAGGAACGATTCAGGGGTCACACGCTGCACCGTGTCGTGCTTGCGGCCATCGTGCGGCAACATCTGAACCGACTTGGAATAGCCGTTCTCGTGGAGCCAGCCAACGTGTTCGCCGAACTCCTGCCCGACTGCCTCGTAATGATCAATCACCCGGATTTGTTCGCCTGCAAACTGCGCAATCCAGATTGCCGTCGCATCCGACTTGTCGCTGGTGCCGCCAATATCCCAATAGGCGTAGAGGCGCAGAAGCGGATCAGCGGCGATAACGTCTATGCGCCCATCACGTTCCGCTTGATTCAGCGCGTCAGCGTAATATGCGCCCTTGTATACGCGAGCATATTCGCCTTCCCAGACATGCCCATATTGATCGGGATCGTTCTTTAGCGCGTCCTCGCGTTCGTTTTTGAGAACATCGGGAAACCACGGGTTGTCAGACCAGTTGGCGCGAACAACTGTGGAATGCTCCGGCTTACTTGCCCCGCGCAACAGCTTGTCGACCGGGTCTTTCGCGTGGCGCGGGTTCCAACTGAACCACAATTCAGAGCCAGGCTTGCGGATTGTTGGGCGCAAAAGCTGCAATGACAACTCCGAAAGCGTCTGTGCTTCTTCCACCCATGCGCAATCAAAGCCTTCCAGCGATTTGATGCTGTCTGCCGTGTGGTCCTGCATCCCCTGGAAGATGATAGTGCCGCTGCCGGGTGTTTCAATAAACTCGTTTGTGGATCTGAACCCATGTTTCACAAGCTGGTAATGCTCGATCTTGTCTTCGATCAACCGCTTGGCCGATTGCTTGAGAGACTTCTGCACTTCCCGAATACAGACTGTCCGCCTGCCGGGGTTGCCCATATGCGCCTTGATCATTTCCTCGGCAAAGAATTGAGACTTGCCGGAGCCGCGCCCGCCCCATGCGCCTTTGTACCGTGATGGCGACAGTAGCGGGGCAAAGCATCCCGCCGTCCTAGTCTTTAGGATAGACAATCTCTGTCACAATCTTGTGGACGTGTTCACCGTCATCGCCGGGTCCGTTGACTTGAAGCGGCATCAGCTTGGGAAACACGTTCGTCCAGAACGCGCGTTCGTTCTCTGGCGCTTCCCTTGCCCATGCCAACAGCCGATCAGCGCCGCCTAAACCTTGCGCGGCCTCTTCGATGATGGCTTTGGCCGTTGCTGTGACCTTGTTTTTACTGCCCTTCGGTCGTCCTGCGCCGCTGCGCTTGGCAATATTGCTGACCGCTATTTTATTCGCCATAGGTGTTGCTCAGTCCCGTTGCCGGGATGCTGGCCTCCTGTGATGTTGGGATTTGCGTTATCGCCGCCGTGTGTTGCGCTATGTGCGCCTAAAACGCAAAAAGGCGGCATTTCTGCCACCCGTTGCCATTTTCATGTGATACGGCATTTAAGAGATGCAGTCAACCTTTCAGCGTGTCGAAAGTTCATAGGCCTTTTGAAGATTCAGGAAATAGCTGGCAGATAGCCCGAACGCCTTTGAAAGCGATTGGGCCATATCTGGGCTCCGATGCCGCAAGTCTTCCGTCTAAGTTTGTTATGCTTGTGTCCAGGCCCGACACATTCCCCGCTAGGCCAGTTAAGGCGGCGTTGGTCTCTCTGAGTTGAGCAATGAGTTCTGATAGTTGTTCGCGTAGTTGTGTTTCTACGCGCCGATTATCATCATCCAAATCACGGGATACACCCCGGCTTTCGATCACCTGACTGCGTATGTCAGCCACATCGTCGCTAACGCTGCTGAGCGTGAAGGATACGATAGCCCAAGCACCCAACACGAGAACCGCCGCAAAACTGGCAGATCCAGCCACAACCTGAGTGCCAGTTAAGATTACATTGCATTTGCCAGCCGTTCCAATGCCGCAAACAAGTGCCGCTTACCTGCGTCGTGCCGCCGGTGCCTGTACATCGGCAAATGCCCGATTGCGCGGCCTTCGCAAACGACTGCGAACACAATGCCTGTATCACATGTCGGAACGTGCTTTGAGATGATTAGCAGCCGGGACATGCGATCAATGCGTATATCTATGGCCGCGTCAGCCTTTGGCGTGCGGTCTACACGCACGTCACTGAGGTCAGCGCCCTTACCCTGCATGGTGGCGTCCCATGCCGCTCTTAGGGCCTCTCCGGCGGTGTAGCCGCGCCTGCTGATTACGCCGCGCTTGTAGTAGATTTCCATCATATCGACTCTGCGCACGCCTTTGACGCCATTTGGATTGATGCGCTTGCCCGTGTCTGCGTCCACGTCGCCGCGTTCTTCTGTGACAAGGCCGTGACGGTTGGCTTGGCCTGCTGCGCCTTGATCCCATCGTGGCTGTGCCAGACTGACTTCGGCCTTTGGTTTTGCGGATGCGTTGGTGCCGTGCTTGAGCTTTGCGCCCTTGGCCTTTGCGTCAGCCCATTTTGCGGCGGCGTCGATTGCTTTGCTCATATGTCCCATCCTTCTTGAACGGCTGGCACGGGCGCAGGCACAAATAAATCTGGCTGGTCATATGCCTTTTGGACGCGCTCACATGCGATTTGAAAATAATCGGGATCTAGTTCGATGCCGATGCCCTTGCGGCCCAGCTTGGCGCAGGCAACGAGAGTGGTGCCGCTGCCCATGAACGGATCGAGAATGGTTTCGGCGTTGGGCAGGAATCCGAGACACCATTCCATCAGCGCGATTGGCTTTTGGGTTGGGTGCTGCTTGCCACGGTAGTCGCCCCGTGCAAGCGGATCGCGGGCAAAGATTCGGGCGTTTGCGTCAAAGCTGCACCATGCCATTTCGCACTCGGCAAAATCGCGCCCCTTGAATCCTGCACCTTTATCCCAAACTAAATAGGCGCGGCTTGCGGGAAGCCCAAAGTAGTTGCCGCCCCATACAATTGCAGGGTATTCTGTGACCCAAGACACGTCAGGAGCGGCGCTGTCCCAACGCTGCGGACCTGCTTTAAGGCGACCGTATTTCCCAACACCAGCGTCCGCGCCGATCCCATACGGCGGGTCCGTGACGACAGCGTCCACCTTTCCCAGCAATGGCATAACGCTCAGGCAATCGCCCAATATCAGCCTGCAATCGCCAATGCGGTCTTCTTTCACGATGCCCATTTGCGGAACGCCTCTCTGATTGCCCATGCGCGTGCAAAGCTGATGCCGAAATAAACGGCAGTGATGGACAGGGATTGCCCCGGCGTTGGCGTAAAGCCCCAGAGCGGCAGGGCGTAGAATGTTATACACCATGAAACGACAAGCCCGATTGCCGCGTTGGTGAATGCCTCAAGCGCACTCACTTGAACATCCTTTCGGCGATTGCCTTGTCAGTCGTCATTGATTCCAGCAACTCGATCCGCCGCGCTTGCCAAGTCACCATGCCCTGCAAGATGTCGTTGCGTTTGCGCGCCCGTGTCAGGCGCACCCAGAGCGCTTTGATGAGGCGCTCCTGTACGGTTTCATCCGTCATTTGAGGCGATACCCCGTTTGCGTGTACGGCAGTTTTGCGCTTTTGATGATGCCGCGCCGTGACAGGGTGCGCAGGCAATAGGCGATGACGTTGTATTTTGAGCGGTAGTCCTCATCGACGTATTTTGTGTAATCCTGATAAATGCCACGCGCGCTGCACACGTCGCCAACTGTGCGCTCACGCCCATCCGCAAGCAGTTCGAGGATTTCATTGGCCAGTAAGTTTTCGTGGTCCGTGACGATTTTCGGGACAACGCTGGCCTGCATTTTCTTGGCATATGCCTTTTGGCAGGGCGGGGTTGTCCATCGCGCGATATGTGCCTGCGGTGTGGCGGTGCGTGCGTTGTCGATCGCTATTTCATGATGGTGGCGCAGTTGCAGGGTCATGGCTGGTCGCTCCGTGCTTGGATTGCGTTGATTGCGGCGTCTATGGCGCGCTGGCTGTATCCGATGTCGCGTAGGTCCTGCGGGCTATAGCGTTCGCCCAGCAGCCTGATAACGGCGTCTGTTTGTGCTTGCATGGCGTCGTTCATGTCGGCTCCCTTGATGCTTTGATTGCGGCCTCTGCAAAGCCCATGTTGCGCAACTCAACGTCCCCAAAGCCTGACGCCCGCCAGTTTCGCGCG